TTCGATTTTTCTTCCCGCTCCAGATCCTCCAGCATTCGCACCGCCGCAAACACAGCCGCGTCGAATACGTCGATCCGGGTGGTGTCCTCAATCTTTTCGTATTGGACCATATCGTCGGTTTTCTCAATGGCGTGGACATTCTGCACGCAGTATTCAAAGGCGTCGCTGTGCATATAGTACAGGCATTTGCTTTTCGCCTTTACTTCGATCCGCCGGAAGCCCTGGGACTTCTTCCAGAAATACTGCGGCTGATCCACAACCCTAAACTGGGCTTTCTTCATGCCCACCACATATTCCGCGCAGAATTTCCGGTCGTGGCCCACTTCCTTGATTTTGAAACCGTCATGGCGCATTTTCTTAAACCAATTCACAACGTCCATATGGTTGACCACTTTGTCGTTGCACAGGTCCAGCCAACCATCTTCCTTCCAGCCGAACAGAGGGATATTGTCCTCATCGGCTTTGATGTGGGCGGCCACCACGGGGAACCATGCGTGGGGAATGATAATGTCCACATCGACAATCTCACCGTCGCTGCGCTTGTACCCTTCCAGGGTGCCGTAGAGGGCCGAGGCCGTCAGGTCGTGGAGCTTGGAGAGGTCCGACCCGCCGTACCAGCGGATGGGCAGCTTTTTCAGATCCTCCAGCGTCCAGTCATACATCCTGTCGCTGGCCCGGAATTCTTCAATGTTAAAATAGGCCTTCATGGCCGCCACATAGACGTTCAGAGATTTTGCAAAAAACTCTTTGCGCATCTGCGGGTCGTTTTGGGCCTGGATGGCCTCCGCCAGAATGTCGGCGGGCCGGATCGTCACCCCATAGCTTGGATTTGCCATTTCCAAAACTTCCGGATTGGTGAAATCCACGTCCCCGGTCTCCGGATCCTGGGGGGCGCAGGCCATAAAGATAAACAGTTGGTCATCCTGATTGGTGCCGTTCAGAACCTCCCGGCAGTATTTCAGCCGCCGGTAAAAGTAGCTGTTCATCTTGTCCCCGGCGGTGGAGATGGCGATCATCAGCCGGTTGGAGTACGCCTTCATGGCGTCCAGAATGATTTTGTACTGCTTGGGAGACTTATAGGCGTGGGCCTCATCCGCGATGCCGATGTTGCAGTTCAGGGAGTCCTGGGCGTCCGGGTTGGCCGCCAGGGCCTGAATGAAAATACTGCCTTCTCCAACCGTGCCGGAAATGCTGTGTTCCTGGTTGTTGTCGATCACCCGGAAATTCCGCTTCTCTCCCATCTCTTCCAGGTTGAACTTGATAAAATTGAAGCTCTCCAGGGCCTGCTTCAGTGCCGCGCCCACGATATAGCATTTGCTTCCGCTGCGCCGGTTGAGCAGAGAGAGGGACCACGCCAGGGCGGCAGAAAATGTGGTCTTGACATTTTTTCGGGGGATGTAGATCACCGCTTCATGGAACCGCCGTATTTTTGTTCCGGCATTCTGGAACCCCACCAGATTGTAGATAATAAACTTGTGGAACGACTGGAGTAAAAACGGCTTGCCCCGCATGGGTGTGCCGTCCAGGGCCTCTCCCTGGGCATGGACAAAGGTTTTCTCTATAATCCGGATGCAGAACTCCGCATCGGTGGGGTCAAAGTCCCACTTCGGGTTTTCCAGGTCCTGAAGGAATCGCTCACAGGCCTGTTTTAGCTCCGGATTTGCCAGCTTTCGCCCCTCCACGATGGAGTTAGCATACTCCATCACCTCCGCCTGGTTGGGGAATCTTGGTGCGCTCGACCGCTTACGGGCCACCGGATAACAGCTCCTCCAGCTTGGATTTCTTTCCCGGGGCAGGCAGTTTGCCCTCCCGCTCCGCCTTCGGGTTGAGACAGAGCCGGTCGGAGTATGCCAGGATATCCCGTCGCACTGCCTCAATGGTCCCAACCAGCGGGGATTTTTTCTCCCCCGCCGCTCCGGTGGCCGTGGCGTAGTTATATCCCGAGCCCGTGTCATATTCCCGCATCAGCCTGTGATACTGCTCCCAAAGCCCGGCGTAAATGTCCACGAGCCGGGCATATTCCGGCCGGTAAACCCCGAGTTTTTTCATCTCCGCCACGGTCTGTTTTTTGATCGTTGCCTTATTAGTAGCCGGAGCCGCCATAGCCCCTCAACCTCCTCCCCAAAAAAATCCCCCAGCCCTCGCTCTATTGGAAAGCATGCCGCCCACCGGTCTCCAAGGGGGTACTAAAGTACCCCCTTGAGGGAGGGGGGCGTATCCGCCGCCGCCAGGATTCCCCCAGTTCCGTGAGCTCGTTGGTGTCCCGGTCGTGCATAGCGTTGTGTGCCTGAGTCGACAGCGCGATTAGGTTCCACTCGCACCAGGCATACTCGGGGTAATCCTCTGCGGGCCAAACATGATGCACCGTGTTGGCCTCTATGGTCCGTCCATATCTGGCGCTCTCACGGCACAGGCACTTGTCTCGCCGCAGTACTCGCTTTCGCAGCCGTTTCCATTTTCCGCTTTTGTAATCCATGGGCTATCACCTCCAGGCAAAACAAAAAGCGCCTAAGCCACGACACCCGCAATCGGGTTGTCATAGGCTCAGGCGCTGGTCACTTTGGACGCTGGCTCAGGCGCTTCGATATTTACAAGAGTTTCCTGCCCGCATCGTTTGCACTTGCGCGGCAGATTTTTGGCGGTTGTGCTGGGGAGTATCTTTTGCAGCTTCCCCTTGCCGCATACTGGACAGATCACCCATCCGTCCTTCACGTTCAGTTTACCACAGCTTTTTTCATTTTGCAACCTTGTCAACCTCTTTTCTTTTAAAATGAGAGAAGATATAGTTACCCCCAAGACCGAAAAGAATAGAAAAGCCTATTCTTTCTTCCTGCGTTTTCGTTTTGCCCGGGGCCGTTTCTTCCTGGGAGAATATGGTAGCATATACTTCATCCAGCACCACTCTCCGTATCCGTTGGTTTCCGGCCCGGTCTTGGAGACGGCCAGCGCCTCCGGCGGCGGAGCCAGGGTCAGGCTGTCGGGGATCTCCATGGTCTCCGGCTCCGAACGGACCAGACCCAGGGACGGCGTCCAGGTCCGCTCCCCCACTCTGGGGTGCCCCCACTCCCGGGGCTCCTTGGTGAGATAGCTGGCCAGATCCTCATAGGTGTGGTCCTTGTCAAAGACCAGCCGCCGCAGCTCGATGTCTCCAAAGCTCCACAGCCGCCGAAGCTCCTCCAGATCCTCCCCGGTGGAGTTAATGACCAGGTGGTGGTGGATCCGGCCGCCGGGATAACAGCCCTCCGTTACATAGATATAACGGAGGGGCTGCCCCCTGGCCTTCCGGTTCGCCCGGAGCTTGGACAGCACTCCCCGCAGGCGGCGCATTGCCCGGTCCCGGTTTTCCGGCAGATGCTTGTCGTCATAAGTAGTGGTGAGGAACAGGTCCCCGTTGTCAAAGTTATCCGCCAGAGTTCGCTCCAGCTTCTGCACCGACGTGCGGAAATTCAGCTTTTCCCGGGCCAGGGTGCTGGCCTTCTGCTTCTGTGCCCGGGCCTTGGGGGAGTCTCCGGCAGCCGGCGCGGTGTAGAGGACCTCATAGACCATCCGGCCAGCGCGGATGCGCTTCAGGATTTTTGGCATTTATTTCGCTGCCTCCTTCGAAATGGAACCGCATATCCGGTTTTCTTTTTGATATGGGACAGATATACGCTGATTTGCTGCTCGGTTGTATCCAGTACCTCGGCTATCTGATTTACCGTCAGATCCTCCCAGTCCCCCTCCATAATGGACCAGATCAGCGTACCCTCCCGGAATGGATTTTCAGGCTTCATGTTCGATCCCCTCCATTAACTGCTTATAGCTGGTCCCAACCAGCCCAGGGGACTGGTCGGAATCGGTTCCCTTAAAATGTGCCTGCGGATGGCGTGGGCGCATAAACTCAATCATGGCGAAATTGGCCACATCCACAAGGTGCTCCGTGTTCCCGCTTTCCCGGTACAGCGCCAGCCGCTGATCCAGGCACGCCACCGCATCGGCCAGCTCTGGATATGTATCACAAATCCAGCCGTATTTGTAGTGAGAGGTTAAAATCCTGTTCTTCATCAGTTGGATAAACTCTTCTGAAAAATCTCGGGCAAGAATTTTATCCGTGCTGTCCATGCAATTCCTCCTATTGACTTTTCCTTCCCGCACCTGGAACGCGTCGCCCAGTTGAATTGTGTCCGGGAAATTGTGCTGTGTGGTCTG